GGGTTCCAAATAACTATATAACTCTCTTAGAGGAGAATCCGAATGGATAAATTATTGAAAGAAGCAATTGCTGACGCAAAATCAGTACGTGAGACTGCATTAGCAAACGCTAAAATCGCCCTCGAAGAGGCCTTTACTCCACATCTGAAATCAATGCTTTCTAAGAAGCTTCAAGCTGAAATGGAAGGCGAGGATGAGGAATCACACGATGAAGGCTATCACGGTGAAGAGGAAGAAGAGAAAGTTGACGAAGAAATGGACTCTTCAGGAATTGGAGCTGCTGATAACAAAGAGCCAGAGGAAGAAGCTGGCGATACTTCTGATATAGGTCAAGGACCAGAGTCCGAAGGTAGTGACGAAGAAGGTGGCAACGAAGATGAAAATATGGAAGATGCACCTGATCAACCAATGGGCGAAGGATACGGAATGGAAGACGAAGATGAAGAAGCACCTGCTGAAGGTATGCACGACGAAGAAGATGAAGATCTAGAAGAAGTATTAAGACAGTTAGAAGCTGAAATGGCTGATGAAGACGAAGAAGACGCACCTGCTGAAGGTATGCATGACGAAGAAGAAGTCGAAGAAGCCCATCACGCTGAAGATGAAGACAAAGTCGAAGAAGGTGAACACATGGAAGACGAAGACGAAGAAGTTGACGAAGAAATCGATCTTGACGAAATCATCAAAGCTCTAACAGAAGAAGAAGGTATGGAAGACGAAGACGAAGAAGTAGCTGAAGAAATGGAAGATGAAGATAGCGAACTCGAAGAGTATAAGAAGACAGTTCTTTACTTGAAGAATAAGCTTTCTGAAGTTAACTTACTTAACGCTAAACTTCTTTACACGAATAAACTATTCAGAAGTAGAAATATTTCTGAAGCTCAAAAGATGAAAGTTATTGAGCAATTTGACAGAACTACATCTGTACGTGAAGTTAAACTTGTTTATAGCACATTTGCTGAGTCCATTAAGCGCAAGCCGGTTAATGAGTCTAGACGTGTAAGTAAAGCTTCTAAACCCGTTGCTTCTACAAAGTCTAAAAAGCCAATCATCGGTGAGAATACGGACTTCAAAAGCCGTATGAAGAAATTAGCTAACATTATTTAATTACGGAGAAATATCGTGTCATATAAGAACGAACTCAAAGACGTAATGGGTGGATATAATCCTCATAATGAGCTTCTAGCTTCCTCTCGTAAATTGGTTAACAAGTGGGAACCAACAGGCCTTTTAGAAGGACTTAAAAATGAGAGTGAATCTGCAGGTATGGCTGTTCTCTTGGAAAACCAAGCAAAGCAGCTATTAGACGAAGCTTCACAAGTTGGAACATCAGCAAATCAAGAGCAGTGGAGTGGCGTTGCCCTTCCATTAGTTCGTAGAATTTTTGCTGAACTATCCGCACAAGAATTTGTTTCTGTGCAACCTATGAACCTACCGTCTGGTCTAATTTTCTATTTAGACTTCAAATATGGTTCAACACAACAGAGTGGTGCTATCCATACCAA